TAAATAAATGAGTTAGGTCGTAGAGGAAATCTTAATTTCGGTAACACGTTTCATAACTGATTGCCGGGCGCTTGTATAATCCATTAATGATGGTTTATATGAGCGGAGCATCCTGTCATTAGCTATCGACCTATTTAATTTACTACTGAATTCAGCGTAGTATTTTGAACCATGTAAAGCCGCCTCCATTGAGGCTTCTTCTAACTGTGTACCTATAGTGATGAGATCATTCTCTCCTATATAGGTGTAGTTAAACTGTTGTTCAATACTATCTTTATCTAGTGGAGCAAGGTAAATAGAGCAGTCCTGTTTGAAATGTCGCTTTAGGAATGTAATTTGGTCAAATGTTCGAGCGGTAGCAGATCCAGAGTCCTTTTGAGCAGTTGTATAATCTTGTCCTAAGATTTTCATTACCTTTGCCACAGCATCAAATGTATAGCCAGTTATCTTTTCGTTAGTAGCAAACACAACATCATCACCAAAACAAGTATATCCTACTTCTGAGTGAAATAGAGATAATGCAGTTTTGGAAGTGATTTTGCGGTAAGCATACCAGTGATAAAGAAGGTTAACTATACAATTGACAACTGTTGTCATGGGGTTTCCAGAGGGGTTTCCGTGCTTACAGAGTTGGACTGTTGAATAACCAACTTGAAATGTTTCCACAAATTCCTCCCAGATAGTTTCCATAATGCAATTATTCACATTAGAGTAAATATCTGAGATAGTTCTTATGACAATTTCTCCTGCTGTGCGCATGAAATCAGCTCTTAAATTTCCATCATAGGCAGAAAAGTCAGCATCGTTAAAATCCTGACCTTTCTCCCTCAATGAATTCATAAGGTCTGTCCATTCTGGGCTTACCGGTGATATTCCAACTGAATGAAATAACTCAGCACGGTTCGCTTGCCATGCTTCCTTGAACTTTCCAAAGTACTTTCTTCCTAGATAAACTGTGTCGAAAGGGGCTGCAGTGAATAGGCGGGTTTTACCTATCAAAGCCTTTTCGATTGGACGTGTTTCGTCCTTTAGACAGTTTTTCCAGATTGACAGTGTGCGTATACGTTTTCTTGCCAAACTTTCTTTTGTATCTATAACTTCTTTTAGATATTCTCCATGTTTAGTATTGGTATCTATAGTATACATTTTGCGTCCAGTAGCTTTGTCGAAATCCATCTTGAGGAAAGCATTCTTCTTCTTACCTGGGGTTTTTCCAAGTCGTACAAACGGTTCTCCAGCTGTGGTTTTAACATCCATAGGTCTAGAATTTGTGTCATCTAAACCGGAAAGAGTTTCACATTCAGTCATAGGAGATAAGTCGCAATCTTTTAGAACATTTTTGAAATGTTGAACTAGTTGATCACGCATATCATCTAATTCTTCTTCGATGTCTGGTACAACTGTTGGTTCATTCTGATATTTATCAAGCTGGGTCTGCAATAAGTCTGGTGTTCCATGATTATTAATGTGTAGTTCTGATGGATCTATAACTTCAGTTAATGATAAGGGCGCAGGTACAGCTGTCGGTTCAAATGTTCCATGTAAACGATGTTCCATGAGAT